CGCTACAACAGGATGGACTTACACGGAGAAATAATATGTCAAATTACGAAGCAACAAAATACGATTTTTCTGGAGCAAGCCTTACAGGTATCGAAGGAATTCCTACGGCAACTATTGTACCGTGGTCTTCTTCTTCAGTGCCAACAGGTTTCTTAGAGTGTGATGGAGCAGCAGTTTCAAGATCAACTTATGCAGCCTTATTTGCAATTGTGGGCACAACTTACGGAGCTGGGGATGGCGCATCAACTTTTAATGTACCGAATTTACAAGATAATGTAGCGGTTGGTAAATCTAACAATAAAGCTTTAGCATCTACAGGTGGAGCAAACACTGTTACTTCTACAGGGAACGTTGGTGGTTCAACAGCTAATGCAACTTTATCAGTCTCACAACTTGCTTCTCACTCACACAATTTTCCATCACCAGGTGGTGGTAACCCCGATGACTGTGTCCAGACACAAGGTAATAGTTCTGGAAATATTGCAAGTGCTAACACAGGTTCGGGTTCGGGACACTCTCACAACATGAGCGCAACTTTTTCTGGAGATGCAACTTCAGTGTTACAACCTTATTTAGCAGTTATTTATATTATTAAAACTTAGGAGAAAATATGAAAAGTGGAGGAAATTGGACAGTAGTATTTGAAGACAAGTGTGTTATTAAAAACACTGGAGCTGAAGCAGGCACTGGTTATGTGATTAATGATGATGCTTTTTGGGGTCAATCCAAATTTTCAAATATCTGGGCTATTCAATACGGCACTGCTAATACTTCTGATGAAGTAGAACATAGAGATAGCACGCCTCATAAATCATTTGCAGATGCAGATTTAGGTGACATTCAAGATTTTATTACTAAATGGGACTCAGCTCATTTAGCTGTATTACAAATTCAGTGGGACGATAATAATGTTGACGGTGAAACTGCTGAAGAAAAAATTTCTAGATTAGGTGCAAAACCTACTTCTTATTCTTCATAATTCTTTTAAATTAAAAGCATAACAAATTCTAGTTTCTTTTCTTTCCTCGGGTAAGACGTAATGTAATAAATAATGAGGAAAAATTAAATAATCAAAAAGTTTAGGTTTTATTTCAAAAACGTCATGATCTCTAGCAAAATTAATATTGTTATTATTATTAGATAGATACAAAACCCCCGCCATTTTTACACCTCCCCCTATGTGATAATGAGGTTTGTTGTAGGATTTATTTTTTAAAACATTTAACCATCCGTACATAAGTTTTAAATGATATACACTTGATACGTGACTGCTTATAATTTTATTTAATTCTTTTTTACCATTAAAATCATAATGATATTGAAAACCATCTACACAAGAAATAGTATTTTGTTCTTCGTAATTTTCTTCTATAAACTTTAATATTTTTGTGTGTATATTTATAGGGACAATAATTTTACCGTGAAATACATTTACAGTAAATAAGTTATATGTATGCATTATCTTAACATCATCCAAGAAGTTATAATATATTTTTCACCTGATAAAGGTGGGTTACCTCTATGCACGTAAGGAAAAGCGGCAGGCCAAATAACTATTCTGCCTGTTTTTGGTTTTATTCTTTTTGCAAAATGTAAAAACTCTGTTTCTCCACCTTCATCTACATCATTTAAGTATACAGAAAAAACAAAAGCTCTAGGTTCATTATTAAAACCTTTGTTATGTTCTAGATGCCAGATATGATAACCTTCGGTCGGTAAGGTTTTTTGAATTTTTAAATTTGTATATTTAAAGTCATCCACTCCGTAAGAAGAACGAGCCCCTACGTTTTGTTCATAGTGTTTCCAAGCGACATCAAAATTAAACATAAAAGGTTTTAGCTCCTCCCACCAAACATCAATATTACGTGGAGTAGCAAAAAATTGTTGATCTTGTTTGTGTAGAATAGAAGATTTTTCAGAGCCTATTCTATTAAGTGTATTATTAAATTTATCCTGTTCTTCATATAAATTTATGGCTTTATTACATTCTTCTTGAGTAATATAGTTATCATATACACCTATAAAATTATCTATATTAACTGTTTTTTCATTCATTTTCGATCTTTCATTCATTATAAAAGTGATATATAAGGCATTATATGCTACAAAAATTAAATTTCAAGGCTGGGTTTAATAAGCAAGACACTGAATCAGGAGCCGAAGGTCAATGGACTGATGGTGATAATGTAAGATTTAGATATGGTTTACCAGAAAAAATAGGTGGCTGGTTACAGTTAACCGCAGCTAATAAAACTTTACCAGGCGCAGCTAGGGCTCAAGTGGCCTTTACTAGTTTTAATGGAGAGAAGTATGCGGCCATTGGAACATCACAAGGTTTGTTTTTATATTACGGAAATGATTTTTATGATATCAGTCCGTTAGATACAGCAATTACAGGATGTACGTTAACAACAGTTAATGGATCAAATGTTTTACAAATTAATAAAGGCTCTCATGGATTAGCGGTTGGCAGATACATAACTTTATCTTCTGTAACTGTTACCGGTGCTTCAGATTATACAGCAGCAGAATTAGAAGTAGCTTATGAAATTTTAACCGTACCTGATATAGATAAATTTACTGTTCAGGCTGTAAGAAACGAAGGCGGTTCTGGAATGACGGCCGCTGGAGCAGCAACTGTTAATCCTTACGTAACCGTGGGACCAACCACTCAAACCACTGGATACGGATGGAGCACATCCACATGGAATACTTCTACATGGGGAACAGCAAGAGCAACAAGTTCTGTGGTTTTAGATCCAGGAAACTGGAGTCTTGATAACTTCGGTGAAGTATTAGTGGCCACTGTATTTAACGGAGAAACTTTTACATGGAATGCTGGAGCATCGAATGCCAGAACGATCAGAGCTTCTAAAACAACTTCAAACTTTCAAACCACTAATAATCCGACTGCTACTAGAATGACTTTAGTATCTGATAGAGATAGACATCTATTTCACTTTGGAACTGAAACAACTATTGGAACACCAGCCACACAAGATCCTATGTTTGTAAGATTTTCCAATCAAGAAGATTTAAATACTTATTTACCCACAGCTACTAATACCGCAGGTACTTTTAGATTAGATACAGGTAATGAGATAAGAGCGGCTATTCAAGGTAAAGATTATGTTTTTGTAATTACAGATTTAGCTGCATATGTTGTTCAGTTTGTTGGACCACCATTTACATTTTCAGTTAGACAAGTGGGTACAAATTGTGGATGTATAGGTCAACACGCAGCGGCTTATGTTAATGGAGCTGTGTTTTGGATGGGAACTCAAGGAGGATTTTTTGCGTATGATGGAACAGTTAAATCTTTACCATCTTTAGTAGAGGATTTTGTTTTTACGACTGATGGAGATAATTTAGGATTAAATTTTGGATCTAGCGATGTTGTGTTTGCAGGCTCTAATAATCTATACACGGAGGTTAATTGGTTTTATCCAAAATCTGGATCTGAACAAATTGACAGATGTGTTACATATAACTATTCAGAAAATTGTTGGACCACCTCTACATTAGATAGAACAACTTACCAAGATCAAGGGGTTTTTGATTTACCGTATGCCACCGATTATGGTGATACCTTAACTCCAGTATTCCCAGATATTTTAGGAATAACAAGTCTTCATGGTGCTTCTATTTATTATGAACATGAGACTGGAACTGATCAAGTTAATAGCACAGCGACAACTGCTATACCAGCATTTATTAGATCAGGGGATTACGACATAACCTCTAGAAGAAGTGCCCTAGGCCAAACAACTGGTGTGGCTGATTACAGGGGAGATGGAGAATTTATTATGTCGGTTAAAAGATTTATACCTGATTTTAAATATCAAGAAGGAAGCGCTAAAATAACTCTATTCGTTAGTGATTTTCCCGATGATACTCCAGTAAGTTCTCCTCTTGGACCCTTTACAGTTACAACAACAACTGATAAGGTAGATACTCGAGCAAGAGGAAGATTAGTATCTCTTAAAATAGAAAACGAATCTGTAGGAGAAACATGGAGATATGGAACTCTTAGATTAGACGCTCAACCAGATGGAAGAAGATAATGGCAAATACTTTATTTGATTTAGCACAAAAATATTTACAACAAGGTCTACCTGATATAAGTGGAATATTTCCACCACCAGCAGCAACTACACAACCAGTAGCTCCTATGTTACCGGTGATGCCTGTATCACAACAACCCGTTGGTATAGAAACATTGTTTCCAACAAAAGGACCTCCTAGAGATGACTTCCCTGAAGGAACAGGAGGCCCGTTTGGTGATTTAGATTTAACTGATGAAAAAACTGTAACTAGAAATGTTTATACTAAACTAGCTCCAGGCAAATTTGATTTTGTTCCAACTGAAATAAAAGCATATAAAAATTTGAGAACAGGGGCTTATCAAACTATAGAGGGTAAAAATGTAGATGCAACCTTTACTGATATCCCTGGAGGGGTTTTAAACATAATGTCTAATGTTTTTAATCCAAAACAAATTGGTGCGGAGTATCCAATTGGTAAAATAGCAGGGGCTTATACAAACTTAGCTAGTCTATTAAAGGGTGAAAGAAATCCTACTAATTTAATAACAGCAGCAAGACAAAGATTAATAGATCAAGGCTCACAAATTACAGAAGACTTTGGAGGTGCAGGGGAATTTTCTACTGACCAGACTCCTATCACAACAGGGGGTTTTGCATTTGAAGATCAATCTTATGAAGGTGGAAAAGGAGGATCAGGAGGACGAACAGGACCAGGTGATATGGATAAAGGAGTTGGTGGTCAAAGCATGGGACCTGGAGGACCTGGAGGACCAAGACAAGTGTAATAAAATATTATGGCCAAGATAACTAATTACATACCTGAACCTAAACCAGAATATGAAGTAGATAATCAAAGGCAAATTATAGAATCTTTAACCACCATGAAACAACAACTTAATTTTTCTTTTCAACAAGATTTGAAAAACGAACAAGATGCTTTTAATTATTTCATGTCATGAGTATTCAATACAAAAATGCTATCAAGTCTTTAGGAGACACTAATTTAAATACTGTTTTAACTATTTCTACATCTGCGGTAGCTATTATTAAAAGCGTATATTTTAGTAATTCAAGCACTGGAACTATATTATGTAATGCTTCTTTAAGAGATAGTTCTGCAAGCACAGACATAGAATTTTTTAGAAAAAGCATGGGAGCATCTAGTTCAGAAAATGCCACACCACAAAGCTTGAATTTAGAAGCGGGAGATGCTATAAAAGCACAAGCCGCAACAGCCAGTAAAGTAACAGTTGTTGTAAGTTATGCTTTAATAAACAGAGAGAATGAAAACGGATAATATTATAAAGATAGATTGTACGACTATAACTACTTACAGGAACACAAAGACAGGTGAAACTTCTTCAGAAAAAATAGAAGGACCTGATATTGTTCAGGACGTCACTGTGCAGGTTACTAATAAGGGTTTAGAAGTATTTCAGAAAGTAATGAATAAAGATAATGATAAAAATAATAAATAATGTTTTAAGTTTACAAGATTGTTTTTCTTTATATAAAGGTTTAGTTAGAGATCATATTTGGAGTTTGGCCAGAAGTAGTAGCATAGACACTCCAGGTGGAGCTTTTCCTGGTATCACACTTATAGAAAACGGAAAAGTTTATGTTAATAATCAGTATTGGATAGGTTATTTTAATTGTTTGTTTGATAGAATAAATGCAGAGTTAGAAAAACAACACAATTTTTCAATGAGTAGAATTATAAGAAGAATAGCTTTAAACGCTCAAAATGATAATCATTACACAGAGTTTCATCAAGACATTGAAGAAAACACTTATAGCATTGTAGGATTTTTTACACCTCAATGGGCTGAAGATTGGGGTGGAGAACTAAATATAGAAGGAGAAGTTATTAAATATAAACCAGGTACTTTTATATTATTTGAATCTCATCAATTACACAAATCACAACCTATAAAAAAAATACCATATTGGAGGACATCAGTAAGTTATGTTATTGATAAAAAA